CCTAATATATATATGCGTTTTAGTATGTGCCGCCATCTATAACAGCATCTACTGTAGCAAGAGCATAACCTGTACCACCTGTATTTACAGTTGTTGTTGGTTCACTTTGAAGCCCAACATAGAATTTGAATACGCCGTCTGTTGCGTCACGGAAGTAACCAGCATACTTGGTTGTTGCTGATTCAATATACTTACCATAAGCGCCAGTGTCGATAGTATCGGCAGCGTTGTTAGCAGCCAACTTAATCATAGAGTCATCAACATTTAGAGTCGATGATGAAATATAAGTTACGCCACCTTCAACGGTAAGATTGCCATCGATATGTGTGTTACCAGAAACTGTAAGGTTTGTGCTAATTGTAGCACGACCAGTATGAGCTAACAAACCTGATGTTGTTGGATTTGTTGCATTTGCTTTTGTAGCAATATATGAGTTTGTGTTAGCAAGTCTTGAGTTTTCGGTTGCGGCGACAGCATAATACGTTCCTTGCTGTCCATCAAGTAAGTCAGCGTCAAGACCAGATGCTGCTCCATCAACTGTGGTCAACTTAGAAAGAACATCAGATGCAGTATAGCTTGATGTATCTAACTTAGTTGCAATGTAAGCGTTTGTGTTAGCGAGTCGTAACTTTTCTGTAGCTTCTACAGCATAGTATGAACCCTGCTGTCCATCAAGCAAATCAGCATCTAGACCAGAAGCAGCACCATCAACTGTGGTCAACTTAGAAAGAACATCAGACGCAGTATAGCTTGATGTATCTAATTTAGTCGCAATATAAGCATTGGTATTTGCTAGTGCAGAATTAAATGTACTTGTGCTTACTTTTGTTGCGATATAAGCATTGGTATTTGCTAGAGCATAATCGCCAATCTGGAATACTGTAGAACCATCCGAAGAGAACAGTTTCTTATCGGCTGTATTGATAGCAAGTTCGCCCGCAGCAAGTGAACTAGGCACTGATGAAGGAGTCGTACTGCGCTTTATTTTAATAATAGAAGCCATATTAGTTTACCTCTTTTTCAACAATTCTTGTTGTTCTTTCAGAGAAAATCCCTGCAATGTTATTTTTTGTTGAGCCTGCAAATCGGGTTTTGGCGGTTCTTCTTTTCTTTCACTACCAGACCCCTTTGCTATATCAGCCAAGGAATTACGTTTGAACTTAGCTTCTTCCGCAGCTTTCTCATATCCACTATTTATACTTTTGACCTTTTTTACTTCATCTTCTAAAAGTTTATTTTTGGTTTCTAGCATCATAATGGTTTGAGTTAGCTGATTGATCACTTTTTGCTGATTCTCGATATAAGCATTCAGCGCCTCCATTTCCTTGCTCATTACGAATATGTTCCTCCATCTAAATCATCAAATACTGGCGCACCAGAACTGTTAACTTGTAACACTTCACCGACCGTACCAGTAGCAAATGAAAACGCACTAGTATTAGAAGCAATCAATACGCCGTTCTGTGTAAGACTAGAAAGTCCTGTGCCGCCATATTGTGTGCCAAGGACGTTCTGAAGAATCAGATTAGTGATAGTAGCATTAGCAAAGGTAGAATTTGTATTCTGAGAAACTGTAATCGAAGATACTTGCAGAGCAACAGCATTATTTGCTCCGTCTGTAATTCTGAGCGAACCATCATCGTTCTTAGAAATGTTAGTTCCACCAAGATAAATGGTATTGCCGCTTAGATATAGGCTTCGCCAAGATTTTTGAGCAGTACCTAAATCATAGGTAACATTTGCTGATGGAATAATATGTGATGCAACATTTGAATAATTTGATAGTTCTGAATATTTTGCGATACGAGTACCACCAACAGTAACTCCGTCATGAACTCGAAGCGTCTTATTGGTAGTATCAACTGTAATTTCGCCATTAGCGCCAGTAAATGAACTGTGCTGGACTGACGTTCCTCTTCTGAATTTAACTTCGATCGCCATTTACAGTGTACCGTAATCTCGTGATGTATCTAAATCTGCTGATGATGTTATAAATCCATAGTCTATAGTATCTTGCGCCACCTCATTTGCTGCTGTTATCGATGCCTGCACTTCTGCAATATATGCGTTAGTGTTAGCCAGTAATAATTTAACATAAGAATTTGCTGCTGCGTATGCTTTCGTAGCATATTTATTATTCGCATTAGCGACTTGCAATCTATCACTTATTAAAAGTCTAAGAGCAGTATTAGTGTTGGTTACCGAAGACCAAGATGCTTTAGTTGCAATATATGCGTTGGTATTGGCAAGAGCTGCGCGTTCAACGATTTTAGTTTGATAAATTGTTGCTGCATTTGCGACTTGCAATCTATTCGCAATAGCAAGATTAGTATTTGCTATGAAAGATTGAAATGCTGCATTAGATACTTCACCAGTGCCAGAAGTTGCATCGATATAAGCATTCGTATTCGCTACGAATGCCTGAAACGTACTGTTGCTTACATAAGTAGACGTAAGATAACTATTAGCAACTTCACCAACACCTGCTGTTGATGCAATATAAGCATTCGTATTCGCTACGAATGCCTGAAATGTAGTATTGCTTACATAGGTAGAAGTGAGATAATTATTACCAGCAGCAAGATGTTCGTCTTGACCAATCTGATTAACAACGTCAATGACTTCGTTAACCTTGAGACGCAGATTACGAACTGTAGTTGTTGCTGAGGTATTTGCTACTTCAATGTAATGACTCATGATATACCTGCCGCTGCAAGACGAGCTTCAAGGTCTTCAATTCTCGCAAGAGCATTATTCAGCGCAGATGTTAAAGTTCCCACAGTGTTTGAAGTGACAGTATTTCCTGTAACATTAATAACAACCAGATCGTTTTCGGTTAGAGAGCCGAGTTCAGCAGTAGCAACAGTTGCTATACTACCGCTTCCACTTCCACTAATAGTTGATGCTTGCCATTTTCCTGTAGATGAGTTGTAAACAAGCGCCTGACCGTTTGTTGCTGATTTCAAACTACTATAATCAACGTCATCTAGTTTGTGTAGATTTACTTCACCAGACCCTGAAGATCTTGCTAGTCCAGTGGCAGCAGAGAACGCGATTCGTGATATACGTTTATCGACCGCATCTCTAAAGTCATCGAGTTCTTTACGGAATCCAGATATATCGCCTTCTGGTCCTTGTGGTCCGCGATCACCTTTGTCGCCTTTGTCGCCCTTATCGCCTTTTTCGCCGCGAGGACCAACTGGACCCATAAGACCCATTGGACCTTGCTCGCCGAGATCGCCTCGTTCACCTTTTAGTCCACGCAAACCAGTAGGACCAATTTCACCCTTTGGTCCTTGTTCGCCTTGTGGTCCGCGCAAACGCACTTCGCTGATTTGCAAAGTCGTGTCTGACTCTGCAATCATGCGTTTAATTTCTTCGAGGATTTCTCTCTTTGCTTCGTTGGCTTCTGAGAAAGCAAACTTGGAAGCGAGTGATAGTATGCGGGCTTTTTCTAGTTCGTAATTAGGACCAGTGAATCTTTCGCTGATCTCACGGCGCAGTTCTTCTGTGCTTGCCTGAGCAAACTTATTAGCGATGGAAAGTAGTTTGGCTTTCTCCACCTCTCTCATTGTTAGTCATCGTCCTTGAATTCCACTTCTTCAACCAAATCTTCTTTGGAAACTTTTTCGATAGCACGAGTCATATTTTCTATTAACTTACGATCTTCTTCAGAAAGAGGTTTTGGTTTGAATGATTCGGTCTTAGGTTCTGGTTTCTTTGCTGGTGCAGGCGTATTATTTGCTCCCGCTTTAGCAACTGATGCTTGTGCTGGATTAGCTGTAGGATTATTTACAGCTGCACCGTCTTCTTCATTTGGTGCAGCTGCTTCTTCGCCAGCAATCTGCTTATCAATCTCAGCGATTTCATCATCGGTTTGCTTAAGAACGTTCTTACGAATCCATTCGATCGAATAATACTTACCAGCATATGCGTCAACAATACCTAGAATGTTGAGGCGAGAATTCTGCATTTCCTGTTCTTTGATTTCAGCATAATAGTTATCACGCTGGAAATCATACTTGATATCGTTTTTGAAATCTTTCCATTCTTCACGAGTAATAACGCCAGTAAGAACTAACTGAATCTCGAGAAGATTATCGAATAGATGGCAGAAACGTGAACGCAAACGCTCAGTAAACTTAGCAAACTTAATTTCGTCGCGAGTGATTTCACCTTGCCGACCCATACTAAAAGTGCCTTCTGGTTCAAGGCGAGATACAGGAACATGAAGCGATTTGTATAGTTTCTTTTTGAAATAATCAACATCTTCCATCTGACCAAGATTCTCGCCGCCAGGAAGTGTTGTGATTTCTGTGCCACGACCGCCTTCACGACGAGGTAGCCAGTAATCTTCAAGCATAGTCATAAACTTGCGTTCGTCTTTGATTTCGCCAGTATCAGCATTATATACTAAGCGATTCTTATGCTTGACCATCATATCACGAACATATTGTTCGGCTTTTGCTTTTGGTAGATTACCAACGTCAATATAGAAAATGCGGCGCTCTGGCGCTCGCGCGAGACGATAAATAACTACAGCATCTTCAAGCATACGCAACTGATTCAATGGCTTAATAGCACGATGCAAATACGAAAGAACCATAGTATTGCGTGAATCTAGCAATCCACTATGAACATAGCAGATTGAATCTTTTGCAATCTTGACGCCTTGCCCAAGAGTTCCTGTTCCGCCAGTAACTCCCATTACAGTTCCCATAGGATTGTAAATGTAGTATTCTTCGTATGCAGGGATAACTAGCTTAGAATTCTGACCAACAACTGGCGTCCGACGCATTGGCTGACGAACTTTACGAATACGTCTTGGATCGATATAACGGAGTTCTTGAATACCTTTGCGGGGAGATTTAGTATCAATCATAATATGATAAAACAAACGACCGTCAACATACCAACGACGGAATATGTCGTATGACATATTTGAGAAATCAAGCATGTTAAGAATAACGTCAAATTCTTCACGAATCCGTTTCTTAACAGATTCGGGTTGCTTTAGGTCGTCTAGATTTATGGAGATAGGATCAGCATCGTCATCAGTAACGATTGCTTCGTTTACAATATCATCAACGGCTGCTTCCACTTCTGGAAACATTGCCATTTCACGATATCTGGTAACGAGCTGCGCTTCATTCTTGGCAGTCCCCTCCATATCCACATATGTGCCATATGCTCCGCCAGGAGCAATTTCCATAGCACCATCAAGATTAGGAGGAGGCGCAAACGAAGGAACCTGCTGAGCAAGTTTTTCTTCATCTTCGTTTGCCCGCCCAATACGGAAGCCA